TCTTGTTTTACAACAAGTTTTTCAGCAACAGCTTTTGACAAAGTTTCAAGGGCAGCAGAAAGAACATTAAATTGATCCGTTAAAAGTTTATTTTGCATTTCTAATGTTTTTAGCATTTCCAGCATTTCATTTTTTTCTTCATCTTCAGGTACTCCAATTTCCGGTGGAGTAGGTTCCTCATCCCTACAACTCTCATCCGGTTCTACTTTAACAGGTGCAAGGTCTTTTTCAGTTTGTTCTTCAAGTTTAGATTTATCCACCCAAATTCTATAAGTGTAGCCATGAACAGTATTAGGATCTCCCCATTCAATATCCTTTACGTCATCAGTGATATTAATGGTATATTCCTCAGATATTTCGTTGATAGAAACTCCCTTTTCATCATCAAAATCTAATTTATAATAAAATGTCTTACACGTTTTTTCCCCATAATCCCTAACATAATCCACCGCAAGGTCTTTATCGAATTCAGAAGGATCAAATGAATACCCTACTACCTGTTCTGTACCAGCTTCAGGATGTTTTTCATCAATTGCTTTTGCCATAATAGCAAATGCACCATTAACATTTTCAACAGGAACTTGTTTAGGAGAAGAAAATTGACCAACATCTCTGATAGGATAAAAAAGCCAATTATCTTTCCTACGAGAAAAATATTCAGGATAACCAATGTCCAGCATACTTTTAACCATACCAGCTTCCTCAAAGCTTAAATTTACATTGGCATTGGGATTAGCAGGAACGGCTACAGCAGAAACTTCAAGCAATTCCATTTTGGTAAATTCCCTACCACCAAACCATTGATTATTTTCATCTCGCCATTTAAAGTCCATACCACGAAAGCCAACGCTGAAAGAAGTTAAAAATCCATTTGCATACTTGTTAAAAATCTTTTTAGAAAATTCATCATTAGGATCAAATTTAGGTTTAATCAGAAGTCTTTTCTTTGTGGAGTCAATCCAGGTGCGAATAGATTTAGCAATCGGAAGTTCCCAATAATTATGTGACCACGGGATAATGGGGTTCTTTTTAAAATTCTTCAAACTCCATCCATCTTGCCTGAGAATGTCTTTATCCCGATCCTCATCTTCTGTAGATGCCACAGCAAGAAAGGTAAGATTCACATCATCCAATTGCTCAATCTTAACACCGATCTGATCCGATCCCATAATGGGAAAACCATCTTTTTTAATAGGTTGACCTGTTTTACTTTTTAATTGGTATGCCATAGTATTCTCCTTTATTATTCTGTTACTAATTCACAGTCACAATTTAAACTGAAAATCTCACCAGGAAATCTAATCTGATGGATTCCAAGTTTAAAAGAATCAAAGGATTTCTTTTCTTTTATTCTCCCTTTGTGACCACATTCATTGCTATTAACAGCCCAAACCATAGATTTATTTTGTGACCGCATAACCAAGTATTTAGTAAAGTTCAAAGAAGCCCTTATAACGTAATTGTTTATTTTAGAAAGTCTTGGATTAGAATCAAAACAAGTTTTGATATGTTGCTCCCAATTATCAAAATCAGTTTTTGTTTTGTTAATAGTTTCTATGTAATTCTTTGAAAGTTCTTTTGAAATAGTTTCTACCCAAGGATCTTCTTTTACCAATCCCCACCATACTTCATCACTTTTCAAAGCAAAAAGAATTTCAGCGAAAACCTCTACCATCGAGAGTATTCCATCTTTAATATGCGGAATAAGAAATTCATTATCGAAAGAAACACCTTCCGGTATAATAGATAAAAATTTGATGATTGCATTATTCCAACTTTCTCTGGTCTTGGATTCTATAGTTAATATATCACTTTTACTTGTCTCTTGTCCAGAAATTGATCTTCCATCAGTAGGACTATCATCTCTAGGATCTGATCCATCAGGAGAAGGTCTTGTATCCCCTCCGGTATTAGGAGTTCCATTTCCCGTGCGATCTGGTTTAATTGCAGCAGCAGTTACTTTATCAATATCGTCAATATCAATATATTTATTTGGAATTAATAAACGATCCCCATTTTCAATTGCTTCTAAATTTAAATATATTTTTCTATACTCATTAATAGTCATTGCAGGCAAACCACCTAAATATGTTTTTGCTTCTAACACTTCTAATTGTCTATCCCTTGGAATAGGATTTTCATGTTTAATTTGTAGACGCTCATCAAAAGTTTTACAAATACCAACAGTTAATTCTTCATCCCAAAGAATTAAACGTGGACCTATAGATTCACGGTTAAAAGAAATATCAGACTGAACAGATCCAGCACGGTTTGAATCAACCCCTCCTAATTTGGATTCAGGTACACGATAACACGCTAAAACCTTTTCTTTGCTCCACTTGGCTAAATTTAAAAATTCAAAATCTTTATTAGCAAAACTTAATTGTACAGGTTTTAATCCAGAATCTAAAACAGCAACATCGTGAAATTTTCCTTGGTACTTCTGTTTCCATCGTGCTTTAATCTCATCAGCTTTTTCTTGTTCGATGGGAACTTCAGTGGTTAAAGCAAAATCAGTTCTTGCACTATTCTTAAAAAAGTCTCTTTCATAAATCTCAATGTATTTGTCTAAATCTGTAGCATACGCTTGTGCTTGAATAGGACTCATGGGTTCATAAGGGTTTTTAGGATTGGGATAATTTATCACAATTAATTCATTAATGTCATAATCTATCCAACCACCAGTACCAGATCTGAAATAATATTTTACTTTAGGAGCAAGAGGACTACCACCTACCTCTGTTTTTATATATTCTTCCATATTCAAAGGCCAAATTTCCCAAACCTGACCCAACACATTTTTTACAGGATAAATAATAGTCATTCCAGTTAAATCTAATTGCATTTGACAAAACTGTTTTATAAATCTAAATGTCATTAATTCATTAGGTGTATGAAATGGTTTAGTAAATACTTTAAAATTTTTATTAGTTGTGGTTAATTCTGCTCCTGTATCCTTGTTATAAAACTTATAATCCAAAGTAGCCAAACGATCAGAAATCAAAGACACACATGAATAAACCCAGGATTTATAAGCATCTAATTGCTGTTTAGATCCTGTCAAAAGTCTACCACCTGTTTCCATCTGTTCCCGTATGATCATCTGTCTAAGCTGCTCATACGATTTTTTCCCAAATCTAATTTCTCTACCAAAGATTTTCATTTTCACCCCCACGTTGGTTTGGCATTAGCCAGTAACGTATCATCACCTTTTTAGCATTAGCTAAGATTGGTGTGGGTTAATAAATATTCGGACCCTGACTTCCTCTTATTAATTGTTTACAACCTTCCCGTGCAAACCAAAATGCCATTACAATGTCTGTAGTTTCATAAAAAGGATGATGCAGAAATTCTTGATAGGTTTTCATCCAGGGATTAGTAGCATCCACTTCACCGATCTTAGGCTCATTTTCAAAGCAGAACATCCATTCATTATTTTCAAATTCTTTTTCTATACTTGGTAATCCGGTAAGTGGATCTGCTTTATTACTTCCGGTTAAAAATCCCTCAATCTTGATTCTGTACCTTCTATACTTTTCTGCCCCTAATGAAGAAATAAGCATATCTATTAAAGCATCTTGAGTACCATTGTTTTCTGCAATAAATATTTCTACACCATATTTCTGATAAAACTTTATAATATAATGTGGTAATTCTTGAGAACCACGCAAACAAACAATTTCCATAGGAACTTTCATACCAGAGTACCGATTAACCGCTAAAACAACCATCACCGTGCCTGGACGTTTTTTACCAGCAAAGTCAATACCAGCAACAAAAATCCAATTTTTTGCATTTTCTATTAAACGTTGTGGTGTAATTCCAAAATGACAACACTGTTTAAAATGAGAAAATGTTTTATCAGCATCGGTATATGGTATTAAACGATAACCACGATCAAAGTCTCGCTGACCAAGACTTTTCAACCGTCCAATCAAATCTTCCTTGTCAAACAAAGTCCACAAAGGAAGATTTTCATTTACACCAAATGAGTCTTTATAAACCAGATTATTCAAGTCTTCAGATACAGCAATCTCCATCCAGGCCCAAATGGGATTCTGTTGGATCATGTTGGCTAAATCATTTTCATGCCATTTATTCATTAAAACTATAACTTCAGATTTTTTAGGAGTAAGACGAGTCAACCAAACGTTTTTAAAGGTTTCCTCTATCTTCTTTCTCATGGTAGGTTCAAGAACTGCTGTCTTGAGATCTTGAGGATCATCAAAAATAATTAGATTTGCTCTACCACCTATTGCTGTTGATAAAACACCATATGCTTCTACCGTACCATCTTTGGACATTGCATCCCGTTTAACTGTGAACCTTTGAGATCCCCAAATAGAAGTAGGTTGGATATGGGGTGCAATTTTTTTGAAATCATCATCTTTAGCAATATAATCTCTTAATGCTCTACACCGTTTCACTGATTCCGTTTCTGACACATGGACAATTTTAATCAGAATGTTTGGATCTTTAGCTATTTGGTGTAATGCATACCCCACACAAATTTGTTCAGTCTTACCATGACCGAAAGCCCCAAGGATAAGCATCATGGTAAACCCATTTGCTTTGGCCTTTCGGATAAAACGGTGCATGACATTATGAACAGCTTCATTTTTTACATTTTGACCAGAGCTATCTTTTAGAACTTGAAAAGTAAAAACTTCAGATTTTTTGGGAATGAGTTCTTTGTAGTCAACGTCTATGTTGTCTACCAACTGGCTTAGACTTGATTTAAAAAAAATTCTTTATATCCCCATCCAAGGCTGAATGCATATAATTATCCCAACTTTTGTTGTTCTATCATTTTAACTTCTTTTGCAACATCAATGGCATGATCAGAATTGATTTGATTCAGTTCTTGCAGAATTAATTTTCTGATATTGGGATCAACTCTATTAACAACTTGGATTACTGCATTCATAAAACTGTTTATCTTGATTTCATACTCATGTTTGATGGTATCTTTCTTCCCGTACTTCTTTGGAAACTTCCTCTCTAAAAACCATGCTGAAGCCTGCCATTGTCCAAACTTGCCTGCCATTTCTATATTCTGAAGATGGCTAAACTCACAAGTTGCTTGACATTTCTGAACAAGTTCTTCAAAATCAGGATCAGACCTGAATGAATTTAATTTGAATTCACTGATGTTGTTTAATTTTGCTGCTTCTGCCAGATCAAGACCGGAATCCATTGCTGCCACCAGTTTCATTTTCAGGTACAGATCTTCAGCAGAATTAGACAATGACTTGGGATCTAAAGAGGGATGAATCGGAACTAATTTGTGGCGTTGCATAAGTTCTCCAAATTTTTTATCAATTTTCTTATTATTTTATACAAAAAACCATAAGGTTGTCAATGTGTATTATGAAAAAGACAAGATTTGGAAAAAGAAGATCCCTGATAGATCGCTTCAACCAACCAATGGATGAAAGCAATTTTTTGAGCATTTTCCAGATTGCCATGTCTGAAAAGCTGATGTTGGAAGAATGCGGAGAATTTGATAAAGAGAAATTCAGAAGGTTTCTCTGGAAAAAAATAAATAGGTTGGATGATTGCATAGATCTTAAAGTTAAGCCTATCCTGCTTAGTTGCAAGATTGGACCAAATTTTTATCTTGACATACAGGAAACAGCTAAGAGGATATTTGGTGAGTATATAGCAATGGATGAGCTAATTATTTTTCTTTTAGATTATTTTACAAGAAATTACAGTGAAGAAAATTCGGGGAAGGAAGTTCCACTGTTCGTGAGGAAATACCCTGGAAAAAGCAGATCCAATCTAAATAGCTTCCACTCTAAGTTTAGCAAGTTCTACAAAAACCATGTCGTTTCATTCCGCACTTAAATAATCCAAGATCAAAAATTCTTGACTTCTTGGCTCCATCCAAGTATACTTATTAATGACTTCAAAGATGGATAGGTGCAGGGAGTTTAAAAAAGATTGGGGGATTCGACCCCCCAAGTAGATCGAACCCCCCGCACCACACCCATCACACGAAGGAGGCAAAACACATTCCATACCCCCCTTGATATGGAATGCCCTCACATTAAACTCCATAAAAAGGAATTTAACATGATTAAGTTTAATAATACACAATCACCTGTTTCATGTCAAGAACAAAATCCATTTAATTTTTTTAGCCTCTGCATAACCAAGTATTGTCAAAATCTTCTTGAAGTAGAAAACTATCCTTGGGGAAAAAAATCAAATCCCATACAATTCTATGTTCAGTCTGGAAATATAAAATTAAGTAAAGATCAAAAATTAATTATCAATTTTTTACATCGGGAATATTTTAGTCGTGGAAAAGCTTGCTGGTTAAAAAGGAAAAATATAATTAAACAAGCAAATTTAAATCCAGAAATGAAACCATATAATCTTACCAGGATTATAAATAGGCTTGTAAAAAGAGGAATATTATTTAAAATAAAAATGGAAACACATAATTTTGAACGAGTATTTATCCTTCCTAATGTACAATCCAAAAAACAAACCCAAAAATCCTTTGAAAAATTTGAAAAAGACAATACGGATATAAGACTAACTTATGAAAAATACGAAAAATTTATAAGGAAAAACAGAGAAACGGAGACTGGGGGGGGTCTCCGTTTGTCTTGTAAGTAAATTAAATCATTACAAAATTTTTGCCCCTTTTAATATATACAATAACTAATATAATAATGTACATATGTACCTACTATATACTTTATACTTTCAACTATAAACAAACATAAGAGTTACTTCGTAACTCTTAATAGACTTTTCAAGTCTATGATGAATAAAAAACTTCTTTGAACTAACAACTATATAGGGAGGAACTAAAAAATGCCTGTAAACGTGATCTCTGGTCGTTTGGTATTAAGAAAAAACGTTGACACAAAGCTTATTAACCCTATTGAAGAATCCATATTTAGAAAATTAAAAGTAAATGAGTATAAACACTCCTGTTTAACAGTTGAGGAACAAAACAGCATTTGTACCATTATTGAAAATACTATTGCCATTGATAATGTGAAATATTTGTTAAAGCCAATAGGTTTAGGCAATAGTTATGATACCAATAGGTTTAAATCAAAACTTGCTTTAACTGCATATGAAAATATGTTTAAAATATTGGCCCAATTAACTGAACATAGAGTTGAAGTAGATTTTGATCTTGGAGAAAGAATTTGTACCTTCTGGAATAATTCAATTATTAATAAGGAATTTTCTAAAATTAGAATAGATGAAAATAGCAAAACATTCATATGTGCAGCAGCAGCAATTACATATACAGTGTATTTTAAAACTAATTCTGTAGAAAGACTTGAGAAAATGATAGAAATTATCATAGATACCTCAAGCAGATTGCAAACGTTCACATTTGTAAAAGGAAATATTTTTAGTATTCTTGTAGGAAAAATACTTTTCAATAAAAAATTTGATCCATTGTTTGAAGTTCAAAATGTGGTTCAATTCCGACAAAAATATTTATACAAACCATCCAAACATGAAAAAGTTTTCACCACTAAATTTAAAAAACATTTTTTGGAAACATTTTTTAGGGATAATGAGAAAAAGGGAGAAGAATTATTTGAGAATTATAAATACCCACTATCCAGATGGTTTGATTCCATCTCTGCTGAATTCAACACAGATAAACCCTTCAGAGAAACTTGTGGTTTGAAACTGATTGGGAACAATAAAAACATGAATCCACTTTTGAAGGAATACTTTTTATTCCTGACCATGCAAAAAACAAATGTGCTTCCTACCGACCTAACAAAAGAAGGATGGTGGTCATCATTCGTTGACAAGATTAGGTATTCATATGGCTATACTGACTTTTGGAAGTTAAAGATTAAATCTCAAGTTGACAAAGGATAAAAAAATTAGTAAAGTTGGATGAAATGGTTTGAAAGGGGGGCAATCACTTTATGGTTTCGCATTACAGCCAAGAAGATTTTTATAAATTGCCCGATTGGGAAAAGTTAAAGTTAAAAAGATCCAGGTCCAAATACCGTGGGTATCGTATGATGACCCAGGACCAGGAATCTAATCGCAAAGAGGTTATTTACGACATTTGCGCCCATTTTGGTATGACCACTGTTGAGAATTTAGAAGAAGATGCTTTTGTTACTATGGAAAATTTTTGGCCTACCAAAATTGAATTTTTTGTTACACCTAAAACATTAGATTATTTTCCAGCGCAATTCTTATGCAAATACGGTTATTGCTCTTACTGTATCCACTATGAAGGATATGCTAAGAACAATAAACTCAAATCAAATATAATTCCGTTCAAAGGCATTTGTACCAAAGATGGAAACAAGGACATTGTTCCCCATGATGCCCGTTGCTATTCCTGGGAATTAGGAACATTTCATATTCAATTAATGTATGTTATGATCGAGAAGGTTTTAGATAACAACAGCAATTATAATTTTGATGAGTTTATTGCAGATCTTGAAAACTTTAATTTTTGGAACTATTTTTTCTACATTAAATAAATGCTGAGAGGTTATTATGGTTAAAAGGCATAGTCTTAAACAGTTGAAAAAACAACGATTAATGGTTAAAGAGGAAGTTATAACAGATAGAGAATTGAATAAAATGTTCCTGTCTGAATTCTGTCTTACAGATAACAATACCATTGCTTTATTCGGGGATTATGCCCTCAAATTATTTATGGATGATAAAAAAATAAATTCATGGGAAACATTTTTGTTGACAGAAGAAAATTTAGATATTAAAATAAACCGTAACAAATTATTGGAACCAATTGAAAGGGGAGATTTCATTGTTTTCAATTCAATTGGTCAGGTTAAAAAAGAATTGGTATACTGGTTCATGGAAAAATTTCCACATTGTATTTTTTACCCAATAACCGAGTGGTTTGGTAAAAGGGCAAACACTCTGGTATGTATATTGGGAAATCCCCACGGCAAGCCTGTTGGCGTTGTTAAAACCACTAACTAAGGAGATGTTAAAATGGCTAGAAAAAAAGTTGAGGCAAAGGTTACTAACAAATTGAAAAAGAAACTTGCTGAAAAACGTAAAACTGCTCCTGATGCTAAGAAAAAAGGTCCAGGCAGACCCCCGACAAGGGGACCATTGGTTGGTTATGAAATTAATAACAAAGATCAAAACAAGCTTGGAAATGATTTTTCCAATCTGCAAAAACAATTTGACACCATTGGTGAGAACGTAAGCAAGTTTGCTTTTGAGGCAGATGCCGATTCAGCTACTTCTGCATTTAAAGAACTTGTACAGTTTCAGAAGAATGTTAAAACCTTCTGCAAAACTGTTCGCTCAATTAAGAAAAATCTGAAACCCAAATATGGTGAACTTCCTGCGTAGTAAGTTGGGAGTCGCCTAGCGTTCTTCCAACTGCTTTTGCATAACCCCCCGTGTGAGAGTCGCTTGCGTCATTCACACGGGGGTTTTTATTTTACTTGACTTAACTTGGATCTATTGG